ACTCCAACCGCTCTTTCACAAGCAACGAAAACGCAGCAACAAGCTATAGATACATTCCGGACACCGGTGCTGCTTATGGTGTTGGTGTTCTCTATGATATGTTAGATAGTGAAGGTGTTGATTTCTCCAACGCACAATTCTCTATTCAAATGACGAATGGTTTAGATGACGGCAATCCGGTTTCGGCATATCTATTCATTAAGTCCAAGGTTGTTGTTGCTTGGTCGGCAACCCAAGGAGTCCAAGTCGTAATGTAAGTATTGATTTATCAATCAACCCTTAGGGTAAGTAGATTAAAGTTTTTTCTATCTATTAAATTTTTAATAAATTTATTTTTTTTAATTTTTTATATTTATCATAATATAAAAATGAGCGATATGGATTCTAAACCCGATGTTTCAACTGACCGCATCCCCGATCTTATTAAAGTGGGAGCGATTCCCTCTTCTTACGGACAAATGCTCCACACCGATGTAATTGACCCAGTTACTTTCTCGCAGTCTCGTGTGCGATTCACTCTTCAGCGTGTTGCCGGTTTCCTTCATTCCAATTCCAAGGTTACTCTTGCTGTAACTCCTCTCACAACCACTACTGCTTTCTACCCCCTCAATATTGGTATTTCTAACCTTGTTAAGTCTGCTGCCCTCCGTATTGGTTCTCAAACAGTATGCGAGATTGATGACTACGACCAGTTCCACGCCTATCAGTCTATGTTTATCTCTAATGAAGACAATAAGGAGAGAGAGCAGTTCTTGTCGCAGAGGTGTATCTCCCACAAACCAGTTTATGATGACCGCACGGCAGACACCACCGATAAGCCACCGAATTCGGCAAAGAAGGTTGGTCTCGATGTTGGTAGAAATGCTACTGTTCCCGCTGCTGGTGGTGCTGGGACATTCCAGCTATTACCCTTTATGCTACATTCGGGAGCATCCGCACAGACGATTTCCGACGCCCCCGTGTATTCGGTTTACCTCAGCGATTTGTTTCCCTTCCTAAAATATAATCAGTTACCACTCCAATTAATAGATCAAGAAGTCCATATTGATATTGAATTCCAACCAACTACATCGTCTCTCTCTGCTGCTGGTCTCTCTCGTCGTATGTGTATAGCAGCTAGTGATGCTGCCTCCAATCAAGTTGAATACCAAATTAATCAAGATGAAGTAAAACTTATTTATGATTCTATTACATTTGATGGTGATATTATGGAGAAGTATAAGCAGCAGAATCAGTCTCTAACTTTCCAGTATGTTGATTACCGACTTGCGAAGAGGACTGGAGACCAAGCAGCATTCGCCAACCTTAACTTTCAGTTGGGTGGTAATGGTCGTCTTGTTTCTAAGGTTCTTATGGGTCTTCAGCGTAATGAAAACTTCACACCGGTTTCTCTTCTTAATGGTGTTGGTGCGAAGGATGTTCTTCCGGCTGAATCACTTTCTATCAATCTATTATACAACGACCTTTATGAATTTAATGTTGATCGTAGCAACGCTGCTTTACTTTTCCACACTACCCAACACGCTGAGGGTAAAGTGCCTATGGTTACACGAGACGAATATCAAACAAGTGGAGTTTCAGCCATTACTACTGAAACTATGGAGGGACACGCACAGAATAGTGGGGCAGCTGGTATTGGTGGTCTATTCCGTTGGACGGCAATTAAACCGAATAAGGGACAGCGTGTCAATAACAAGGGTATGGACTTAACTTACAAGGCAAGTGGATTACCCGCTGACACTTATACTCTCCGTGTTTACCTTGAGATGCTTAAGGTTGCGAAGATTGAAGGAGGTCAATTTTCGTGTTATTTCGCTTAAATTATTTTCTAAATTAAGATATAAATGTGGTGGATAAAAGTTGTTGAATATTTTTCTTGTGATAAATACAAGAAGTTGTATGAGGAGGAGAAGCAAAAGTATCAAGATTTAAAAAAGTGGAGTGAGAGTCTAGTGATTAAATTAAATCCGGATTTTTTAAAAGAGATTGAAGTAATCAATCTTCAATCAAAATAATCTAATTTTTTCTCGTTTTTTAATTAAAAAAATAATCTATTTTTATAGTATAAATATGAAAATAGATTCAAGTAATCCAAGTGAAGATATTCAAAAAGCAAGACCTAACATCAAGGCAAACACAGTAAAACAATATGAAGTTAATCTTAAGAAGTTACAAAAGATATATGATACGGATGGGTATGATTTTTTATCGAAACCGGATGATGTAATGGATAAGATTAAGGATCTTCATTATCTAAGTCAACGTAACATATTAAATGCGATTGTTGTTCTTTTAATGGCTCTCAATCACGATGAGAAGTATGATAAATTATTAACTACTTATGGTGAATTAAGGGATGAATTAAATGATAAGTATAGCGAGGAGCAAAAGAGTGGAGTCATAAGTGATAAGCAATCTAAGAATTTCACAACCACGGAGGAGATATTCAAGATGATTAATGATATGAATGAAGATTTAAAACCAATCATTAAGAAATCCAAAGACCAATTAACTAAAAAAGAAATGCAATTATTACAAGCATACACATTATTTAATATTTATTCTCGTATGCCGATGCGTAATGATGTTGCTGGTATGACCGCAATTAATCAAGCAGCATACAAGAAGTTAAGTGAAGATGAAAAGAAAGAAAACAATTATTTAGTTGTACCATCCAAGGGACAAATTTATTTCGTATTGAATCAATACAAAACAAGCAAGAAGTATAAAGAGTTAGATTTACCAATTGAAGACGCAAATTTAAGAAAGATATTAAGATATTATCTCAAGATGAATGGGATGGGAGTTTTATTTAAGACATCAACGGGTAAACCTCTTACCCGCACGGAGTTAAGTAAGGTATTACTTAAGTATTCTAAGAAGTATATGGATAAGTCAATTAGCACGACGCTTTTAAGAAAAATTTATTTGTCAAGTAAATATGGTAATATGAAAGAAGAGTTGGAGAAGGATAATAAGGTGATGGGTCATAGTAAGGCGGTTGCCTTGGATACGTATGTTAAGAAGGCTCAAGATTAATTACTTTTTTAAAAAACTTTTAATTTTACTAACTAGTTCTTTTTTACTTACATTTTCATTTAGAAGAATTCTAGTCGGCACCCCACCAATTTTCCTTGGATAATCATAAAAGGATTTTATATGAAAAGGTAATTTATCGAATTCTTCTTCATTTATTTTTTTTTTAAGATTAAAGAAATCTCCCCCACTAACTACATCTCTTAAAAAACTTCTTATTCCACCAATCGTTTGTAATCTCTTTCTAAATCTAGAATCTAATCCCAAACTATCAATAAGTTTTTTCAATTCATCAGCGGACAATTTACTTGCTCCAAAAGATTTTTCGCTGAGGGGTTCTTCTTTCTTTGGTTCTTCTTTCTTATTAGGTTCAATAACCTTAATCTTTTTAGGATCAACCTTGGGGCGACCAACCTTTTCCTTGGGTCTAACCTCATCTTCTTTCTGTGGTTTACTCCTTGGTTTACTCCTTGCTTTTTCTTCCTTGATTGCTTCTTTTTTAATTGCTCTAACTTCTTTCTTTTTCTTCTCTTCTTTCTCCGCCTTCGCTTCAGCAATCTTCTGTTGTTGGAGAGCAGTCTTGGGTTTAGGTTTAGTTAATTCTTTCGCTTCTTCTAATGTAACCTTAGGTCTCCTTGGTCTATCCTTTTTAGCATCAAGAATCTTTTTATTTTTATGATCTACCTTGTAGCCCTTATCCTCAATCAATTTAATTAAACCTTCTCTATCAGTCCCCTTGGGTATTTTAATTGAAACAAGAATATTGTGAGCCCTAATAAGTTTTCTCAATTCGGGAGCAGTCAATTCACCTTTAGGAGTCTTCGCCATTTATAAGTATAATAGATAAAAAAAATATCTTTATTAAAATATAAAATGTTAGTTGATAAATCTCACTCTAAAAAGGATATTGTTTATTTATTCAAGAAGCACGGCGTAACCATAGACGATAAATTGAGTAAGGGTAATATAGTAAAGAATATCGATAGATATATAAAAGATTTTAAATTTAATGATAAGATCAAGAATGTAACTCAATTGAAAGATTATTTAAAAAATACATCACCGAAACAGCGACCGAATACAGCACAGAAGAATGAAATAATGTTTAAGGCGAAAAAGATAATCAAGTGGGCTAAGAATGATTATATTTTTAATGGGGCAACATATACGGATGATGAAGAGCTATATCAAGATATTATGAGTATTTATATGTGGGGTG